GCAACCTCATTGACGAGGGTGTCAAACTGGGTGTTTCGTCCCGTGGCATGGGCAGTCTGAAGGAGCAGGACGGGGTGAATGTGGTGCAGGAAGACTTCATGCTTGCCGCTGTTGATGTTGTTGCTGATCCATCGGCTCCCAACGCTTTCGTCAACGGCATCATGGAAGGTCGGGAGTGGATTTGGGACGGTGGTGTTCTCAAGCCAGTAGAGGTTGAGAACTACAAGAAGATCATTGAAAAGACTTCATCGCGTAATCTAGAAGAACAAGCCATGCGGCTGTTCAAAGACTTCATTTCAAAACTTTGACGATTCTACATATTCTCTAGAAGGAGACTCACAGTCATGGCTAACGAAAAGATCGAAGATGTCATCAAGAAGGTAATCCTGGGCGAAGGCTTCCTCGCGGAGAACGCCGAGGAGCAGGATACTCCCGAAGGCGAAGACACCTCCGATGAGGATGCCATCGCTGAAGAGGAGGTCTACGAGGACGGCGAAGAAATCGTAGAGGAAGAAGAACTCGAAGAAGCCAAGGACGAAGAGTCTGAGGAAGAAGAGGAAGAGGACGAAGAAGAAGAGGAAGAGGACGAAGAGGAGGACGAAGAGGACTCCAAGGGCAAGAAGAAGATGCCCGCCTTCCTTAAGGGTAAGTTTGGCAAGAAGGGAAAGAAGAAGATGGAAGAAGCCGTTTCCGACTACGCCGACAAGAAAATGTACCAAGATGCCGATGGCAAGGGTGCATCTATTCCTGCTCCAACTGGCGATGCTAGTGGCAAGAACAAGGCTACCATCAAGGCAAAGCCATCTGCTGCAAAGGCTGAAACCAAGATTCCAGAGGTCAAGCCCACTGTAAAGGAAGACATCGCTGTTCTTCTTAGTGGTCAGGAACTTTCGGAAGACTTCAAGGCTTCGGCTGCTACACTCTTTGAGGCTCACCTCAACGAGCGCACCCGTCAGATTGAGGAAGAAGTTCAAGCAAAGTATGAGTCACTTCTTGAGCAGCACACTGTTGCCGTCACCGAAGAACTCGTTGAGCGCATTGACGATTACCTGAACTATGTGGTCGAAGAGTGGATGCAGGAGAACCGTCTTGCTGTTGAGCAGGGACTCCGCACCGAGATCACCGAAAACTTCATTGGCAACCTCCGTTCGCTCTTTGCTGAGTCGTACATTGAGGTTCCTGAAGAGAAGTTGGATCTGTTTGAGTCCACCGTTGAGCAGGCTGAAGTGCTTGACGGCGAACTACACGAACAGGTTGAAAAGAACATGGAACTGGCTGAAGAGATTGAGCAATTGAAGTGCGAGATCGTCTTCCGTGAGATTGCAGAGGGTCTTGCCGACACCGACAGCGAGAAACTTCGCCGTCTTGCCGAAGACCTTGAGTTTGATACCGTAGAGCAGTTTGCCGAGAAGTTGGGTGTTCTCCGCGAGAACATTGAAACCATCGGCAGCACCGTTACCGAGGGAGAAGCCACGGAGGAGTCCCTAGAGGAATCCTACGAGGACGCTTCCGAGGCTTCCCCGCTTGTCGAAGCCGTTGCGCGTTCGATGAGCAAGTCACGAGAGTAATTCCAGTCAATAGACTGTTAACACATTTCAAGGAGATAGAGAGATGGAAAATAAGTTTCTAACAGAGCAGGCACTCCGCAAGTGGAAGCCTGTCATCGACCACAACGATATGCCCAAGATTGAAGACGCTCACAAGCGTGCTACTCTTGCCACCCTTCTGGAAAACCAGGAAAAGGCAATCAAGGAGCAAATGATTGTTGAGACTTCCAACATCGCGGGCGGCGGTATGTCCCCCGTGGTTGGTGGCGAAGGCAACATCAAGGGTTACGATCCCATCCTAATCCAGTTGGTTCGTCGCGCTATGCCCAACCTGATGGCTTACGATGTGTGCGGCGTTCAGGCTATGTCGGCTCCGACAGGCTTGATCTTCGCCATGCGTTCGCTGTACGGTAAGACTGGTTCGAACAGCGGAACCTTCGGCAGCGAAGCGTTCTATAACGAGGCTCAAAGCACCTTCTCGGGTGTCAACGCTCAGTCGGGCAACACTGGCTCTCCTGGTGCTACTTCAACAGGTCTGACAATGGCAACCTTCGCGGTTGACCCACTGCTCGGATCCAGCAACTCGACCAACAGCGGCATCACCAGCGGTACTGGTATGGCTACCAGCACTGGCGAAACCATCACCCCCGCTGAAATGGGCTTCGACATTCAGCGCATTGCTGTTGAGGCTCGTACACGCGCTCTCGCTGCTTCGTACAGCATCGAACTCGCTCAAGACCTCAAGGCTATTCACGGTCTTGATGCCGAGACTGAACTCAGCAACATTCTCAGCACCGAGATTCTTGCCGAGATCAACCGCGAGGTCGTTCGCACGATCTATCGCACTGCTACGCTTGGCGCACAGCAGACTGACCTGTACTACAAGACCGTTGTTGGTGGTCTGACCACTGGCGCATCGTCCACCGCTGTTGGTGGCGTGTACGATCTTGTTCAGGACTCGGATGGTCGTTGGAGCGCGGAAAAGTTCCGTGGTCTGATGTTCCAGATTGAGCGCGAAGCCAACAAGATCGCCAAGGATACCCGTCGCGGCAAGGGCAACTTCATCATCTGCTCGGCAGATGTTGCATCGGCTCTCGCAATGGGTGGCTTCCTGAACATCAGCCCCGCGCTGAATGTCAGCCTTGATGTTGACGATACGGGCAACACCTTCGCAGGTACGCTCAACGGCAAGATCAAGGTCTTCATTGACCCCTATGTTGACACCGTTACAAGCGGTGCTTCCAGCAACTTCGTCTGCGTTGGATATAAGGGAACCAGCCCGTATGACGCGGGTATGTTCTACTGCCCCTATGTTCCGCTACAGATGATGCGTGCAGTTGATACTACTACCTTCCAGCCCAAGATGGCGTTCAAGACCCGCTACGGCATGGTTTCGAACCCCTACGCTCCTGGATCAAGCATCAGCAACGGCAACCTCAACACTCGTAGCAATGTCTACTATCGCGTCTTCCGCGTGGACAACCTCCACGGCGTGGCTTCGTAATAGACTCTGCACAGAGCAAAGAATTGGGGAGGGCATCAAGCCCTCCCCTTTTCTTTTCTACATACTTTTATGGCATACCCATTCGACTTCACAGACAACCCCGAAGACATAACTGCACGGTATCCACAGAGCATCAACCCTCTGCTGCCTACCTATTTCAGATTTTCGATTTCTCGTCTGCCTAAAACAACATACTTCTGCCAGACTGCATCGCTTCCCACAGTGACGATGGGTGAAGTGTTGATGCCAACGCCTTTTGTTTCTCTAAAGTCCCCCACCAAAATGGACTTTGATGAATTGAGCATTACTTTCATCGTGGACGAGCAGATGGGAAACTGGTTGGAACTATTTAACTGGATGCGTTCAACGACAAATGTGGAAAATTATGATGAATTCAGGACTGCTAATACGCACCTGTCTACTGCAAACCTGATCATACTGAACAGCACAAAGAATCCAAAAATCAATGTGACATTCTATGATCTGTACCCACGAACTCTTGGGTCAATTGACTTTACATCTACCGTCATTGATCCTGAGCCGTTTCAATGCACTGCAACTTTTGCGTATAGAAACTACAATATAGAACTTCTGTGATTCTGTCTTGACTCCATCGCAGTAGTGTGTAGACTACTGCACGGAGATCTATATGACGCTAGACGACATCAGAAAAGAAATTGAGCGCGATGTGCGCTTGGATGAAACGGCTCTTGATTTAGAGTCGCTTAAGATTCCTCAATTGCACAGCAAGTATCTTAATTTTTTGACAGACGAAAAACTATGTCTTCGAAAAATGGAAGGTGACCACGCTGTGTTGATGCGGGCTAAATGGGAATACTACACAGGTAAGATGTCTCAAGAAGAACTTGATGCTCGCGGATGGCAACCATTTGCTCTCAAGATTCTTCGTAATGATCTTGACCTGTATCTTCAGGGTGATGCAGACTTGAACAAGGGTAGGCAGAAGATGGAGTATCATAAAGAGAAAATCTCTCTCCTTGAGGAAATCGTCAAAGAACTGAACAACCGACACTGGAAAATTCGATGCGCGATTGATTGGAGAAAATTCGTCAATGGACAGTGATCCGTCAAAGATTCTTTCCGTTGACACCAAAAATTGGTGGGTGGATCGTATGTACTTGCAGGACGCTGTTCACGCTGCACGGCACAGCACAGATCCAAGCACACAAGTAGGTACTGCTCTTGTGATTCCTGGTGGAACTGGTGTCATTCTAAAGAATTGGAATCGTGTACCTACTCGACTAAAGCAGTCTGGCTATCCGATAGATCAAAAAGACAAGAACCACTGCACAGAACACGCAGAGCGATCCATTATTTACGATGCCATACAAAAAGGCATCCCCACTACAGGACTGACCATGTATTGCACATGGGCTTCTTGTTCCGAGTGTTCTCGCGCTATCATCAACTTTGGAATTTCTAGAGTTGTCACATTTACTCGTTTGGTGGAACGCACCCCCGACCGATGGAAGCCAAGCATCTATCACGGTCTTCGCATGATGCGGGACTGCGGAATATCTGTTGTTGGATGGCATGGAGACATAGGTACTAGTGTGTCTCTACGATTTGACGGGGAGTACATAACGGAGAAAACACTAGAATGATTTTTGACCTTGATGTGAGTGTAGTCGATTCCGTGTATGTTCGTGTGCAGTGTGACCGTGGCGTTGCACATGAACTGTCGGACTATTTCACATTCAAGGTTCCTGGCTACAAGTTCATGCCAGCGTACCGTTCGCGTTTGTGGAACGGTGAGATCAAACTGTACAACATCCACAGCCAACTAATTTACGCAGGACTCACGGACTACATCAAGAAGTTTGCGGATGAGCGACAATACACCGTCACCTTTCCCGCAAAGAACGAAATAACGGTCACCCCTGACTCTGTAAGAAAATTCATGCAGGATTTTCTACAGGTGACGGTGGGTGGCAACCGCGTAGACCCGCACGATCACCAAGTAAACGCGGTGCATCACGCGCTCACACAGGAGCGGTGCTTGCTGCTGTCGCCCACAGGAAGTGGTAAAAGCCTTATCATCTACAGCCTAATTCGCTATTACCTTGACAAGATTCCAAAGGACAAGAAGGTTCTCGTCATCGTACCCACCGTGTCTCTTGTGGAGCAGATGCTGTCGGACTTCGCGGACTACTCTTCCGAAAACGGGTGGAGTGCAAAGGCTAACTGCCACAAGATCATGTCAGGCGAGGAAAAGACCACAGACAAGCGTGTAGTGGTGTCCACATGGCAGAGCATCTACAAGCAGAGTGAGAAGTGGTTTCAGCAGTTCCATGCGGTGATTGGTGACGAGGCACACCTGTTCAAGTCCAAATCCCTTACCTCTATTCTCACCAAACTAAAGACCTGTCCCTATCGAATCGGAACTACAGGAACACTGGACGGCACAAACACGCACAAACTGGTGCTTGAAGGGCTTTTCGGCAAGGCTTATGAAGTCACGAAAACCAAAGCACTCATGGAAAAGCAAATACTCAGTGATTTGAAAATTGACTGCTTGCTACTGTCGTATCCTGACCTTGACCGCGAAGCAATCAAACGAGCAAAATATCAAGACGAGATCAAGTGGATCATTGGCTCCAAGCGAAGAAACGCATTCATTGCAGGGATGTGCCAGCGTTTGAAGGGGAACTCCCTCATACTATTTCAGTTCGTGGAAGATCATGGAAAGGTGCTAAATAGTCTTGTGAGGGCTTGCGTTCCTCCCGAACGCAAGGTATTCTTTGTGCATGGTGGTACGGAGGCTGCGGACAGAGAGGAGATTCGGAAAATTGTCGAATCGGAATCTGATGCCATCATTATTGCGTCATACGGTACATTCAGCACAGGCATCTCTATCCGCCGCCTCCACAACATCATATTCGCTTCGCCATCCAAGTCCCGTATCCGTGTTCTACAGAGCATTGGAAGGCAGTTACGGGTGTCGCAAGACAAGACGGTGGCACGGCTATACGATATCGGTGATGACCTTTCGTGGAAAACTTGGAAGAATCATACGCTGCGACACATGAACGAGCGTATGAGGCTTTATGAAGCGGAAGGTTTCGAACACAAACTAGTCAAGATACAGTTAGGAGAAGACGCATGAGAAGAACCAAAAAGTCCGAACTCAAAGTCTTCAAACTCCGTAGCGGAGAAGAGATTATTGCAAAGGTGGCTGGCAAGAGTAAAGACAAGATCAAACTCTTCCGTCCCATGCGGATCATGAACAACATTCAGACTGATCCGTACAGCGGAATGAAGCGTCAGGTAGTGTTCTTTTCAGATTGGCTTGGCAGTTCTGCGGACATTGAAGCCGATATCCCACTTGACTTTATCGTGGTGGAGTTGCCACCCGATCCAGACATGATCAGCCTGTATAGCCGTCAGACTGAAGTGGACGACAAGAATGGTGTCAATCCCTCACCCGTTGCACCGCCTCCCGTTCCTTTTCAAATGAACGAAGCAGAAATGCAAAAGATGTCGGACGAGGTAGATCAAAAATTGGAAGAATTACTAAAGCAGTTGGCAGCAGAGGGAATGACTGGAGATGATCAGAAGCCAACCGCACTAGGATTTCCACCATTCCCCCCGTTCTCACTTCCCAAGATGCAGAAGCCCGAAGGCATACTGTTCTCTATTGCTATTCCCAACGACATAATGAATAGTTGGATTGAAAGCGGGGTCATCGACTATCTGAAGGATTGTATGGATGATTTCATCAATACAGAATTCATGGAAGAGATGATGAATGATGATAGCGACAGCGTTCCACACAAGAAGAAAAAGAAGAAGAATAAGCGGGAGAAGATTTCGAAGGAAGAGTGGAACGAGCCTTCGGAAGACCTGAAGAAGAAGCCCAACTACGGCAATAGCCATGACGATTGGTCGCCGTACCTGAAGGACTACTTGCCACAGCAAGAGCCTCCAAAAAATGAAGATGGTGCTTGACAAATACTCTACATGATGGATAATGATCCGTGAAAGGAACACGATGGCAAAGAAGAAGAGTGACCACTACATTGACAACTCACAGTTTTTTGAAGAGATGCGGGCTTGGAAAATTCTAGTGGATGACGCAGACAAGAGCGGTGTGAATCACCCCCCTGTTACCCACTATATTGGCGAGTGCTTTATGAAGATTGCGGAGAACCTGTCTCGCAAGCCCAACTTCATCAACTACCCGTACCGCGATGAAATGATCTCTGACGGCATTGAGAACTGTCTGCTGTACGCATACAACTTTGATCCGTCCAAGTCCAAGAATCCATTCTCGTACTTCACACAGATCATCTACTACGCTTTCCTTCGCCGCATCCAAAAGGAGAAGAAGCAGGCGTACATCAAACTAAAGAAGATTGAGATGAGCGATGTGGACTCGCAGATGAAGAAGTGGTTCCGTGAGAACTACTTGAAGGTGGGTGACAACTTTGAAACCCTGCCCACATTCCTGACTGAAAACGACATCAACTCGTTTGAAAAGAAGACGGGTGATACCGAGGCGGTGGTTGAGGAGCCAAAGCCATCCAAGACCGCCAAGCCCAAGGCAAAGAAGCCGTCCACCCCAAAGCCCAAGGCAAAGCCTGCAAAGAAAGGCAAGCGTAAGTGAAAATTGCCATCGTGACAGACACGCACTTTGGTGCGCGTAACGATTCTCCAATATTCATGGAACACTTTATGCGGTTCTTTGACCGCGTGTTTTTTCCGCGTCTTGCAGCAGACGGAATCACCACGATCATCCACATGGGTGACTTTTTAGATCGCCGCAAGTTCGTGAACTTCCTGACCCTGAACGCTGTCCGCAACGGTTTCGTGAAGCGGTTGGAGGAGAGTGGTGCTACGATGCACTGCATTCTTGGCAACCACGATATTTTCTTCAAGAACAAGAGCGAGGTGAACTCGCTTCAGGAATTGTTCTCTGACAAATTTGTGGTGTACGACAAGCCGACCACCGTAAACTTTGACGGCTTGCCCATTGCCTTGCTGCCGTGGATCAACAAGGAAAACGAAGCCGAATCCCTGAAGTTCATTGCAGAGACTCCCGCAGACATCCTGTGCGGTCACCTTGAATTGAACGGCTACCAAGTGCTGCGTAATACACCGTTTGACGGGGGCATGAGTCCTGATCCGTTCAAGCGGTTCTCTGCGGTGTACACGGGACACTTTCATACGCGGCACTCCCGCGAGAATATTCACTACTTGGGATGCCCGTATCAGATCACCATGAACGACTACGGGGACAAGAAGGGATTCCATATTCTTGACACGGAAACCCGTGAACTAGAGTTTGTGAAGAACCCCCACACTATTTTCACGCAGATCCGCTACGATGACAGCGAAGCGGGTGAGGCTACTCACATCAAGGTGGATGAAGAGCGCACACGGGGCAAGTTTGTCCGCATCATCGTGGAGCAGAAGACGAAGCCGTATCTGTTTGAGAAATTCATCGACTCCATCTATTCCACGGCTCCGCATGGTGTCACGATCATTGAAGACCTGCAACCAGAGCAAAGCGGGGACAGCGACCCCGTGGACTTGAGCGAAGACACGATCTCCATCATCAACAAGGAGATTGAAGCACTACAGAACCTGTCTGACCCAAGCCGCTTGAAGAGTCTTGTGCGTGACCTGTACACAGAGTGCATTGCAAACGAGAGCGCAAAGTCATGATTACATTCAATAAGATTCGTTGGAAGAACCTACTCAGCACAGGCAACTACTTCACTGAAGTTCAGTTGGACAAGCACTCCACCACCCTTATCTGTGGCGAGAACGGTGCAGGCAAGACCACAATGTTGGATGCCCTGACATTCGTGCTGTACGGCAAGCCCTTCCGCAACATCAATCTGCCGCAGATCGTGAACTCCATCAACGGCAAGGACTGCGTAGTGGAGATTGAATTTACTTCCAACAGCAGCAAATACAAGGTGACCCGTGGGCTGTCTCCGAAGATTTTCACCATTGAGAAGGACGGAAGTGAAGTTCCGCAGACCGCTAATGCAAAGGACTACCAAGCGGTGCTTGAGGGGCATATCCTGAAGATGAACTACAAGACTTTCTGTCAGGTGGTGATTCTTGGCTCCACGAACTATGTGCCGTTCATGCGGTTGCCTGCTGCGGATCGTCGCAACATCGTGGAGAACCTGTTGGACATTGATGTGTTCTCAAAAATGAACGAGGCACTGAAGAACCGCATCTCGTCCACGAAGGAAGAACTCCGTGGGGTGGAGTCGGATATTTCCACACTGAAACTGAAGATTGAACACAAAGCGGACATGATCTCCAAGATTGAAGAGAAGTCCGACAGCCAGTTGGAGTCCTACAAGAAGTCTCTTGACGAGGAGCAGACCGCTCTTACCGCATTGCTTGAGCGGAAGGCTGCTCTACAGACTGATATTGCCGAACTTGCAGAGAGCGTGGCATCGGTGGACAAGCAGCGGGACTCCATCTCGCAGATGAGCGTATTGCGTAAGCAGATGCAGGGTGGTGTGAAGAAGGTGCAGGTCGAGAAGGCGTTCTACGAGCAGAACGAGGAGTGTCCTGTGTGCAAGCACGGATTGCCTATAGAGTTCCGTGAGGACATGATCGATAAGAAGGAAGCCCGTGAAACGGAATTGGTGTCGGCACTTCAGAAGATGCAGACCATGCTTGAGGACGCACGAACAAAACTAGACAAGTCCAATGAGGTGTTGTCTGCGATTGAAGGCAAGAAGCAGGAGTCCCACAAGACGGATTCTGCTATTGCGTCTTCCAAGAAATACATGAAGCAATTGCAGGACTTATGTAATAAAACCACCGAAGAAAAGAATTCAGTGCAGACCGAGCGGCAGAGCATGGCTGTGTTGCAGGCGGACGAGGCGAGCGCAGAAACTCAGCGAAAAGAATTCGTTGAGGATCTTCACACAATGGAAATTGCTACAATGCTGCTGAAGGACAGCGGTATCAAGCGCAAGATAATTCGTAAATATATTCCTGCCCTCAATAAGATCATCAACAAGTATTTGATTTCGATGGACTTCTTCGCCCAGTTCACGCTGAACGAGGACTTTAATGAAATAATCAAGAGCCGCCACCGTGACGAGTTCTCCTACGATAATTTCAGTGAAGGTGAAAAATTGAGAATCGACCTGTCCCTCTTGCTTGCGTGGCGAGACATTGCTAGAATGAAGAACAGTGCTAACACGAACCTGCTCATCCTTGATGAAGTATTTGACTCCTCTCTTGATGCCGTAGGCACAGAAGAGGTGATCAAGATTCTTCAGAGCATGGGAAACTCCAACAATATTTTCGTCATCTCTCACAAGTCCGATCAACTCCTAGACAAGTTCCAGAACATCCTGACCTATAAGAAGGTCAACAACTTCAGCAAACTATGCTAACCATGAGTCGGAAACTGTCCAACGAACGCGCTCGCAGCATTCTTTCGGGAGGCGATGAGCCTGACTTTACAGCCATTCCTCAAGACGCAGACACCGATCTGCTTTTGGAAAAGTCTCTCCACTGGTATCGGCAGAATTTCAATTCGTCTGCCGCGAAGAAGTGGATCGTGGAGTGGCTAACTTCAGAGGGTCGTGACGAGGACGCAAAATTGGTGTCCCGTGCATCTAAAAATTTACTGAAGATGATCTCTCCGTACTGCCGTTGTGCCAGTCGTGGGTTTCCCCTCACGGACAAGCAGCGGGAGTTTATCTGCAAGAATGTGGGCGAACTGCTTGATGACGCACGGAAGCGCGTTCCCACGGAGCCGACCGAGCGGGTAACGGTTCAGGATCGTATTGAAGCCAAGGCAAATGAGATGCTGACCACCCTTGAGCCTGTGCTTGATGTCGCCATTGAGAGCGTCATGGCGACCAAGAAAAAGCCTAATCCCCTCATGGATTGGATCAAGGGGGCTGATCTAAACAAGCCTATGGCTACGGTGGCACTCCACCGCCTAGAGCAGTCTTACGCCGACCTGAAGGCAGCGCACGACAAGACGGATGCAGACTTGGTTGAAGGGTATTCATACTTGAAGCCCAAGAGCCTGAAGTCCCTTGTAGAATATTTCGAGGAAGCCATTCGTAATTTGAATGACCGCCTTGGTGTACTGAAGGCTTCACGCAAGCCACGCAAGCGTAAGCCCAAGAGCGTACAGGCACAGGTGAAGGGGTTCAAATTTATGGTAAGAAGTGATGCCTTTGGGGTTGACTCCGCGAAGCCAAGTGATATCATTGGCGCACAAGGATTCGTCATGTTCAACACCAAGAACAGTAAGGCTACGGTTTTTGTGGCAGTGGAGCCAAAGACGGGACTCTCCGTTAAGGGGTCTACCGTGCTTGGGTTCGACTCGTCCAAGTCTTTTGAGAAGACTGTTCGCAAGCCCGAGGAATTCGTGAAGAACAGCGGCGGATGCCGCAAGACATTTACCGCTGCGGTGCGTTACCTCAACGGCGTGAAGACGAAGGCAGGAACTCCAACAGGTCGTGTGAACAAGCACTGCCTCATTCTACAGGTACAGTAATGATTCTCGTAGACAACACGCAGGTTTTGATGTCCTCCATCTTTGCACAGCAACGGGACATTGGTGCAATTGACGAACATCTTGTACGGCACATGGTGCTGAACACCTACAGGATGTACCGCAAGAAGTTCTTCCGCGAGTACGGTGAACTTGTGATTTGCCAAGACGGTGGCGCGTCATGGCGGCGTGACTTCTTCCCACTGTATAAAGCACGGCGCAGGGCTGACCGTAAAGAGAACCCTGAGCAGTGGGAGCGGTTCTACGGTATCATCAACACTATTCGTGAAGAAGTCGCGCAGAACTTCCCGTACAGGAACATGATTGTGCAGGGCTGCGAAGCCGATGACATCATCGCGTTCCTGACAAAGCGGTACTCTCCCACGGAGAAGGTACTCATCCTCAGCGGAGACAAGGACTTTGGTCAGTTGCAGATTCACCCAAATGTGGATCAGTTTTCTCCGCTGCTGAAAAAGTTCATCACGGTGGAAAACCCCAAGCAGTATTTGCTTGAACACATCATCAGGGGCGACTCCTCCGATGGCGTTCCGAATGTGCTGTCTGATGACGATTCGTTCATGGAAGAATCCAAGCGGCAGAAGCCTGTCACGAAGAAACGCATGGAGGAAATCTTGGAGTTCTATGCGGACACGGGTAATATTCAAACGAAGTACGCTGCTAATTGGAACCGCAACAAGACCCTTATCGACTTGCTTCACATTCCAGTGGAGTACGAGGAAAGAATTGAATCAGAGTGGAATAAACCTTTTACCCCTTCTCGCGCCAAGATTCTCAACTACATGATTGAGAAGGGACTACGCAACTTGATTGAAGACATCGGAGATTTCTGAAATGAGCCGAAGCAATGACTGGAGTGAGTATGACCGCGACCCTAGTGCAAGAAAGGCGCGTAAGACTCTAGACCGCAAGCACAAGAGTGCGCGGCGACATGACGAAAAGAAACACTTGAAAGACATCATGGATAACCTGAACTCAGGACGAAAGGACTTTGAATATGACGAGTACGAAAACAATGACGAATAATTCCATCACCATCTCCAAGCGAACTCTTGAAATCCTCAAGAATTTCGCGTCCATCAACTCTGGCATCATCGTGAACGAGGGCAACACTCTGAACACCCTCTCGTCCACGAAGAACATTCTTTCTGAAGCCAAGGTGAACGAGACTTTCACGAAGTCGTTCGCCATTTGGGATTTGAACAAGTTCCTTGGCACGGTGAGTCTGTTCAAGGATCCAGAGTTCGTGTTTGAGGAGAACTACATCACCGTGAAGAGCGGGAAGTCCAGTGTTCGCTATTACTACTGCGATCCGAAGTTGGTTACTTCCACCAGTAAGAAGATTTCCATGCCGTCTTCTGTGGTGAAGTTTGACCTGACCGCAAAGGATTTTGCGGACATCATTAAGGCAGCGTCCGTGCTTCAGGTGGGACACCTGTGCGTCCGCTCATCTGCTGACGGCAAGCGGATTGAACTTGCCGCCACGGACAAGGGGGATGTTACCTCTAACTTCTACTCGCTCACCGTTGGAGATAACGAGTCGGGAGCCACTTTCGAATTCATTTTCGATGTGGAGAACCTGAAGATCCTGCCTGGCGACTACACCGTAGAGATTTCGGAGAAGGTGGTGTCGTCCTTCTCCAACAAGAACGAACCGCTGACCTATTGGATTGCCCTGAACGCTGACTCTACCTACGAGGCTTGATCTTGAATACAACTGAAATCGTGAAGGGTCTTTGGGTTGAGAAGTATCGACCACAGACCGTGGAAGACTGCATTCTGCCAACGGAAACGCATGAGAGTTTCATGCGGATGGTTGAGCGGGGAGAACCACAGAACCTCCTGTTGTCGGGAGGACCAGGCTGTGGCAAGACCTCCGTGGCGAAGGCACTCTGCAATGATCTTGGTTGTGATACCATGATCATCAACTGCTCCGAGGATGGCAACATTGACACCCTCCGAACGAAGATTCGCAGTTTTGCTTCCACCGTGTCCTTGACCGATGGGGTCAAGAAGGTTGTGATCTTGGACGAGTTTGACTATTCAAACGCACAGTCCACTCAACCCGCCCTTCGCGGTTTCATTGAAGAGTTTGCGGACAATTGTCGCTTCATCCTGACTTGCAACTTCAAGAACAGGGTGATTGAGCCGCTGCACTCCCGATGCACCTGCATTGACTTCCGCATTCCGTCCAAGGAGAAGCCTGCTCTCGCGGTGAAGTTCCTGAAGCGGGCAGCGGAAATCCTTGAAGCCGAGGGTGTGGAATACGATGAGAAGGTGGTTGCCCAACTCATCATGAAGTATTTCCCCGACTTCCGCCGCACACTGAACGAGTTGCAGCGGTACGCGGCAAGTGGCAAGATTGATGTGGGCATCCTGAACAGCGTGGGTGATGTGGCTGTGAAGGAGTTGATCAAGCACATGAAGTCCAAGGATTTCGGTGCTGTCCGCAAGTGGGTGGTTGAGAACTTGGACAACGATCAGACCCGCATCTTCCGTGCGATCTATGACAGTCTGTACGAGACTGCGGAGCCTGGCTCTATTCCTCAAGCCATTCTTGTGCTTGGCGATTATCAGTATAAGGCAGCGTTTGCAGCCGACCATGAGATCAATCTGACGGCGTGTCTTGTGCAGTTGATGATGGAGGTGAAGTTCAAGTAATGGCACGGAATCGGAGTCTACGAAAAGGTAGAGTGTTCAAGGATTTCAAGGACAGGCGGGAGTATCAGGAATCACTCACTCCTTCCGATTTTCCTGATCCCCCGCACTATTCCATAATGCCTGAAGCCGTTAGGAAGATGATGAATCAGGACATCTCAAAAATGACACGATCCGAACTTGATGAGATGATGCGTATCAACAAGCAATACCTGAAGGAATACAACAAGAAGACCAATGGCAGGAAGAACCGATGTCGCACCAACTGACTGATTATTTGAATGCCATCAATGTGAACAAGGAACCGCTCTTGGACGAGAGCGAGTCGTACACGAAGCAGTCGTATCCCCCGTTCGTGGTGACGCGCTGCTTGTCGTATTTCCCTGACACACTGTTCGCCGCGAACGAGATGAACATCCGCCCCCACTTGGATTCAAAAATGCACTTTGACTTCCTGCGGGGTGCGGTGCGTCCTCGCAAGCGGTTCTCCAAGTGGCTGAAGCGGGAGGAAGACACCCGTGTGGCGGCTCTGGTGGAGTACTACGGCATCTCCACGCGGAAGGCACGGGAAGCCCTCGCAGTGCTGTCTGAAGCGGATATAGAGGAGATACAGGAGGCTGTGGACAAAGGTGGAAAGCGGCGGTAATCTAAATAGTTCCGTGTCGGTTCAATATTTCGGAGTGAACACAACATGGAACAAAACGAACGCTACATCGACCTTGAGACATCGGATCTACTTGAGGTCACCCTGCAAAAGCCTGATGATTTTCTTAAAGTGCGTGAAACGCTCACCCGAATTGGTGTGTCTTCCCGAGCCGAAAAGAAATTGTGGCAGTCTTGCCATATCCTCCACAAGAAGGGCAAGTACTACATTGTCCACTTCAAGGAGATGTTTGCACTGGATGAACTACCCACTTCAATCAATTCAGAAGACACGGGGCGACGCAACACCATTGCGTGTCTGCTAGAGGAGTGGGGTCTGGTGAAGATTGTGGACAAAACCAAGATCGTGGACAAGGTTCCCCTCAACAAAATAAAGATCTTGCCTTTTAAGGAAAAGGGTGAGTGGGAACTCTGTCCTAAATACCACATAGGAAGGTCTAAAAAGACCATGAAACCCGAAGAGTGAAAAAGGAGATTTATTATGAGCAGACTTGTGGTCAAGTTCCCTACGCGAAACCGTCCTGAAAAATTCAAGGAAGTCTTTACACGCTATCTCACTTTTCTGAGTGGGAGACACGATGTCCGCTTCATCATCAGTATGGATGAAGACGACACCACCATGAACAATCCCGAGATGCAGCAGTGGCTAGCCACTCGCGCACAGAACGCACAGATTGAGTGCTTCTACGGAAACTCAAAAACAAAGATTGAGGCTTGCAACGCAAATATGGAAGGCGTTGATGGTGATGTACTGCTGTTGGCTTCCGATGACATGGTTCCTATTCAGATGGGATACGATGACATCATTTTTCAAGTTTATCAACAAGCCTTCCCTGACTTTGACGGTGCAATTAAATTTTGGGATGGGCTGCGCCCCAAGGAAGACCCGCTGATGACTCTCACGGTCATGGGCTTCCCGCTGTACAAGCAGTTCGGGTACATCTACAATCCTGAATACAAGTCTCTATACTGCGATGATGAACAGACTCGCGTGTGCATGGGACTCGGAAAACTGCGCCGCTGTGATATTTGCATCATTCAGCACCAGTGGACGAATGAACCGTTTGACACCCTCCACGCCCGTAACGAGAACGCAGAGATGTACGGTGTGGACGGTGAAACCTTTAAGCGTAGAGCCGCAAACAAGTTTGATATGGAGGTAATGTTCAATGCCAGTACCAGCAAGTGAAATCAAGTTCAGTATTCTGATGCTGTCCATTCCCGAACGCATCCCGTCCATGACCTCTGCCGTGAAGCACCTTCAGGAGCAGGCTGACGCGCTTGGACAGGGCAAGGCTGTTGAGATTCTTGTGCTGTTGGACAACCGCTCCAAGAGCATTTCCGAGAAGCGCAATGACCTCCTGCAAATGGCGCGGGGCAAGTATA